GCAGCGGGCATCAATCCTATCCTAGCAGCGACCAACGGAGCAACAAGCACACCATCGGGAGCATCTGCAAGCATTGGAAGCCAACATTATAACCAGCAGAGCGCACAAGCTGCAAGTGTAAGCGCTATGTACGAGTACGGCAACAACACGGCAGAACTGGCAGACAAATACTTACAGCTGGCAAAGCAAGCCACCAGCGCAAAACAGTTTAAGAATGCCAAAAGCTGGGAACAGGCAGCAAGCGAGCTGGCAACCTCAAGCGCAAAACAGGCACAACAGTACAGCTATGCAGCAAGCAAATTAGGTTCAGGCCTTGCAAAAGCGGGAGAAAAAGCCAAAGACGCAGTAAAAAAGGCTGGTGAAGCAGCCAAAGAAGGTGTTGACAAAGTAGCCGAAGATACTATCAACAAGACAGCAAGAAGACGTAAACTAATAGATGGATTCAAATCTGGAGAAACATACACAGGAGACTAAGAAAGGAAAGGGGGGTGGTAAAACATCTCCCTTTTTTAGTAACAGCAATCAAAAAAAAGAAAGCGAGGTGTCAACCGGCACAAGATAGACAAGGAAGCTTGTGCCGGTAACAAAAATGCCATGTACAAAACCATTAGTATTTCAGATGGATACAAAAAAACCGCAACTGTGGGGAAGTCTGGAAAACCTATCCAAGCAAGGACTGCAAACGGACATCATGGACGGAGTCAAAAAAGGAAAATTCGCATTGTTACCATGCGGTAAGTGCGAATATTGCCGAAAACAGACGGCTGACCAATGGGCAACAAGAATAGAGCTAGAAGCCAAAGAGTGGGACGATGTGATTTTTCTAACACTGACATATGACGATGAGCATATCCCATACGGCGAAATCATCAAAGGCTACAAAAGCATTCAAAGCCAGACGGTAAGCAAACGAGACGTACAGCTATTTATAAAGCGACTGAGAAAAGCATACAAAAAACCAATAAAATACTTTCTAGCAGCCGAATATGGCGACAGAACAAAAAGACCACACTACCATGCGATAGTATTTGGACTAAAACCACCGGATGCACAATGGTATAAGAACCAGAAAGGCAACAGCTACTTTAAAAGCGAGTGGTTACAAAAAATCTGGGGCAAAGGTATGATTGACTTTTCACCAGCACAGCCGGGAAGTTTTGCATACGTAGCGCAGTACGTCAACAAAAAAGCCATAGGTGCAGAGCAAGCAGCTAAATACTGGATGGAAGGTCGAGAGCCAGAGTTTAGAATCATGTCAAAAGGTATCGGCGAAAAATATCTAAAAGAACACAAAGATGAAATCTTGAAAACAGATAGCATCATATGCGCAGGAGGACGCGAGAAAAGGCCGCCACGCTATTTTGATAAGATACTAGATAAGGATACCAGCCAAGACACAGAAAGCTATTTTAAGGCACATTCTGACGAGCTGAGAGAGGTTAGAGCCAGACGCAGACGCAGTGCAATACAAAGTTTGGTCAATCTCGAACAGAGCACAAGCGTGGATTACGAAACCTATCTCAACATTCAGAAAGAAAAAGACAAACTAAAGCAAAAGTGGCGTGAGCCAAAAGCATGACGCAAAGCACACAAGCGCGATATAATATTAACTTGTTGTAGGAGTAGTAGTAGAGGTGGTGGAAAAGTTGAAAAGTACTAAAATTTAACACTAAAGCGTAAATAAAAAGCAAAAAACGCTGTTGAAAGTTTTGTTGAAAACTTGTTGAATTGTTGAAAGTTCGTCAAAATGACTAAAATCATTGTGCAACATTTTGTGGAAAACCTGTTGAAACTGTTGAAACTGTTGAAAACGCGCACAGCGCTAAAAAGGAATGGATTTAGCCGAATTCCGCTGCGCTCCATACGGCAAGGCGCTAAAGCGCCATTCAAACCAAAAAACAATTGACAAGCGACAAAAAAAGTGATATCATAAAAACAGAAAGTGAGGAAACAGCCGTGAGCATTAAAAGCTACATTGTAAACACCGATGGAAACGTAAAACTTGCAAGACACTTCAAAGTAAAAGAGTTTGCATGTAAAGACGGTAGTCCGGTAGTATTCATAGACGAACATCTATACACTACTCTGGATATCTTACGACATGAGCTGGGAAAACCAGTCATTATCACCAGCGGATACAGAACACCAGAGTGGAACGAAAAAGTCGGTGGAGCAAAATACAGCTATCATATGCGCGGTATGGCGGCAGATATCCGGGTCGATGGCGTGAGTCCAAAAGAACTTGCCCAAAAACTTAATAGCATCGTCCCAGATGAATGCGGCATTATCGTATATAACACGTGGGTACACATCGACACACGCGCCAGCAAATACAGAAAGGGGGTATAAGATGGCGCTGATTTCCATTAAGGACATCAAACAGGCAATCCGCATTATGATGCAGATTCTCGAAAAGCTTGACGAAATCTATCACGCATTGCATGATAGCGTCAACGAAAAAGAAAAGGAGTAAAGCCATGACGAACAGATCGTGGAATGTACGAGACCAGCCCGAAGAAGCATTGGAAGAACTGCTCACACGAAAATACAAAGAAATTGATGGCAATTACAAAATGCTTAAAAAAGTGTCAAACATCAAAGACGCACAAATGCTAGTAGATGAAATTTGGCAAATGAAAAGCTTTGTAAACGCCATCGAAATGGAACTGATTAGAAGGGGGTATAAAAATGGCACATAGAAGCGGAGCGGGTAAAGGCGACCGAGAACGCTTTACCCAGACAGCAAAGCGGGTAAAAAACATCAATGTACGACCGAAGGTATCGCGGGGCGGCATCCGCCTGTAAACGATACAAACAAAGACGAAGAGTAAAGGAGAAAAAATGAAACTGAAATTCTATTCATTCCACGATGCACTGACCAACGGCTACTCTCAGCCGTTTCTTCAGAACAACAGGGCACAGGCGGTCAGAACGGCACGCTGGAAAGCCAACGAAAGCAAACCGAGTGAAATCGAAGATATCAGTCTGGTTGAACTGGGCGAGTTTGACACCGAAACCGGCTACATGAGCGAGGCAATGCCTGAACACATCGCACGGCTCATCGATCTGAAGGAGACGGCCAATGTTAAATCCTGATGCACTGGTAAGGTACTACGGACTACCGACCGAGAGAGTGGCAAACAATCCGGGCAGCAAGACCGCGCCAACGTGGAAAGCAGTAAAGCGACCGAACGGCACTACCGACTACATCGAGCAGCCGGAAGAAAACACATACGAAAAAATCCAGCGAGCCGGCGAAGGATACGACCTTGCAAGCGCAATCGCACGGCTGGAAGCCGGAGATACCAGCATCAAGGCAAAGAGCATGGTATACACCGAAGGAACTGAACTTGAAAGTCTGCCGAAGGATATCATGACAATGCACGAAAAAGCCGAGACTGCAGCCGAAACGCTGGAACAGCTGAAACAGGTGCAGCAGATCGAACAGCCGAAGCCGGAAGAGAAAAAGGAAGAGGTGAAGGAAAACGAACCGAAACAGTGAAAACCATTTCGCGCAAGTGCCACGAATGGAACGACCGCGAAGCAAATTTGACCGAAGTCACCAGCTGCTGACGACCATCAACGAAGGCGAACTGGTGCCGATCTACTGCGATGAAGTGTTACCGGGTGATACCGCAAAAGTGCACCTGAACGGCCTTATCCGTATGAGCACGCCCATCTATCCGATAATGGATAACGCCTATATGGACACCTATTTTTTCTTTGTTCCATGCCGTCTACTGTGGGAACACTGGGAAAATATGTTCGGCGAAAACGACACCAACTATTGGGCAGAAAAGACCGAATACAGCACGCCGACTTGCACAATCGGCGGCACGAGCGGCCTGAACAATGGCAGCATTGGAGACTACTTTGGACTGCCGACTGGAGTCAAAAACAAAATCAAAGTCAACGCACTACCGGCGCGCGCATACGCAATGATATATAACGAGTGGTTTCGAGATGAAAACTTGGAAGCACCGTTAATGCTAGGGTACAAAAAAACTGACGATGCGGGAGACGCCCCTGACGCGGGAAATACAACCACATACATCAACGAACCAAGCCGAACGACAGACACCAACGAGGGAAACATGTACTCGAGAAAACCCGCAAAGGCGGGCAAGTTCCACGACTACTTCACGAGCTGTCTACCTTCGCCGTTAAAATCGGACACTGTGGAAATCAACCTGACGGGCAATGCACCAATCAAAGGATATAAAGACTTTAATTATTCAGAACTACAGCTTCAGCAAGTAAGTCCAATCATGAGCGCAACAATCAGACCTGGAGCAGAAGTAACGGTAAGACCCAGCTACGCAGTAATTAAAGAGGGCGGAAACACCGCATACTTAGGTGCAGACCTCAGCAACGTAAGCGGCATCAGTATTGCAGACTTGCGCATGAGCATCGCACTGCAGCACATCTTCGAGGCAGATGCACGCAACGGCACGCGCTATCGCGAGTTCCTTTCCGGCACATGGGGCGTGACAAGTCCGGACAGCCGTCTACAGATTCCTGAATACATCGGCGGACAGCGCATCGCAATCAATGTAAACCAAGTCGTACAGACGAGCCAGACGGACACGACAACCGGGCAAGCACTGGGCAATACAGCAGCATACAGTCTGACCACATGCAGCAAGGACATGGTGGACTATGCAGCGACCGAATACGGCTATATCATCGGTCTGGCAGTGATACGAGTGGAACACAGCTACCAGCAAGGACTTGCGACCAAGTGGACACGTGGCGGGAGATTCACCTACTACGACCCGCGTCTAGCAGCACTGGGCGAACAGCCAGTGTATAACCGCGAGATATACGCACAGGGCACGGCCGAAGATAACGAGATCTTCGGATATCAAGAAGCATGGGCGGACTACCGCTACAAGCCTTCTTACGTAACCGGAGAAATGCGGTCTAACTACAAGACGAGTTTGGATGCATGGCACTATGCAGACGATTATGACGCGCTCCCGCGTCTCTCGGCGGAGTGGATTCAGGAAGGAACACAGAACATTGACCGAACGATTGCAGTAACAAGCGCAAAAAGCCACCAATTCTTGTGTGACATCTACTTCACAGAAGATTGGTACCGCGAGATGCCTATCTACAGCATCCCGGGCATCGAAAGAATTTAAGGAAGGAGGAAGCCCCGCAAAAGCGGGGCTATTTTTGAATGGAGACCTTATTAAGCTTTATGCCGTACCTCATGCAAGGGCTGAGCATGTTAACGGGCATCATAACAAGCAGCAACCAGAGCAGCGCCAAAAACAGCCAAGGATCAGGCAACGAAAGCACAACCGGCAGCGAGACCACAACGGGCAGCGTAACAGCGCCGCAGCAAATCGGTGCAACACAAATCGGCACGCCAACGGGTATTACCACATTTGGCAACCAGAGCAGCGTAAACACCGCAAACGCACTGCAAATGATGAGCGGACTGCTGAGCAACCTCGCAAACGCCGGAAGCCAAGCAAGCGCCAAGAAGTACAACAGCGCAGAAGCAGCAGCAGAACGAGCATTTCAAAAGGAAATGCGCGGGACAGCCTATCAGGATACCGTGAAAGACATGATAGCAGCGGGCATCAATCCTATCCTAGCAGCGACCAACGGAGCAACAAGCACACCAT